GCAGCCACGCCCGTCACGACACCCGCAGCGCTGACCGTAGCCTTGGCCGGGGTAGCCGAAACGAACGTCGAACGCGCCGTAACGTCGGTGCCATTCGAGTCACGAACCTTGAGCTTCTTCGTGCCCGTCGTGGTCGCAAGAGCGAAGTCGCCCGAAACCACAGCGATGCTCGCAGCCGTTAGCTGTAGCTCCACCGCGCGGATGAACGAACCATCGACCTCGGTCACGACCTTGCGGCCCGTGAACACGTCAAGCAGGGTCCGGTCGCCAAGCTGGCTGTAGTCGTAGTCCGCCAGCCACCGCAGAGCGATGCCATTAGCCGAGAACGAAGCACCAGCCTTAGCGCCCTCAGGCACAACCGGCGTGCGGTAAGCCAGGATGAACGCCGTGCGGTGCCACAGGTACGCCTTGTCAGGCGAGATGGCATTCGAGCGGATCACGGTCATACCGGCCAGACGGCCCACATGCGCCTCGCGCAGAGCCGAGTTCGCAGCGTCACCGCTCCAATCGGCATGACGGAACTGCTTGTCCTTAGCCAGCGAAGCCGCAACAGCGGAACCCACGACCAGCGTCCGAGAATCCGTAGGCACATTGGCCTCGCCCATACGCTGATCAGCCGTGATGAACGCGGGAACCGTGTCCTCCGGGTCAATCAGAATGGTTTCCTCGTAAGGGGCACCCTCGATAAGCTCCGCGATGTAATCCTCAAGCTCATAAGCCACGGCGGAAACCTGAGGCGAAAGAACCTGCGACGCATAATCGCGGATATCCAACGTCCGCTGCTCATCCGTGAACTTGAGCGCCTGGTAAATGTGCTTATCGAGCGTCACGCCGAAGCTGTGCTCAACCAGCTCACTCGCGATAACCGTACGGTCCTCGCTACGCAGATCCCGGCGGTTAGCCGTGGTGATAGCAGGCACGCGCACCGTAATGGTGTCGTTCTTAGAACCACCGAAGTTGGTAAGCGGGTTCGTCCACACAAGGCCGGGAAGAACAATCTCGCGCTGTAGCTGCTTAACGCCGATTTCGGCGACGAGTTCCGGCTTGACGAAAATATGCGCTGGAGTAGGCATAAAGTTGTCTCCTATTTAGTTATATTGGTAATTAATTAAGAAAGCGGGGCGACGAGCACTTAGCTCACGCCGCCACCACGCGGAAGGTCTTTCAGAATGTCGTCGGCGCTAACCTCTAGCCCTTGATCCGATTCATCACCCGGAGCCGTGAAAGTCATACGAGCCTTAGGCTTCTGAGAAGGCGGCTTCTTGCTGCCTTCGCCCTCGTCATCGTCTTTCTTCTCGCTCTTAGGCAGACCCTCTAGAAGGTCTTCAATGTCTGCGCGAATTTCCTCTTCGGAACTACCCTGAACCCGCTTAGCGAGCTTCTTAGGCAGACCCAATTCGTCCGCAATGTCACGCACAAGCTCATTACGCTCGGCGGTACTCAACTTGTCCTTTAGGCCAGTGAGTTCCTGCTCAGCCTTCTCAGCACGCCGAGTCAGCTTCTCGATATCCGAGCCCTTTTCCGCTTCCAGTTTGTCGAACTGATCGGCCTTAGCCTTAAAGTCGTCAAAGCCGTCGTACTTCTTACGCTCGCGCGCAACACGACGAGCCACGGCCTTATCGAAATCCTCCTGAGAGGTAATCGCCTTAAAAGCGTTCTCCGGAGGGGTAGTAGCCCCGCCCTCGTCGCCCTCATCGGTCGTAACGTCGTCGGTAATATCAATTTCAGACATGAAAAATCCTCATAAACCAGTCCATGAAAAGCGCGTGACTGTTCCGCGCCCTAAGCTGCGCTTAGTTGCTTAATTGAGTCGTCAAGAAACTTGACATTTGGCGAATCCGCCGCAAAACCGCGCGCCATAAGACGCTCACGGTTGATTTGAACGTCGGAAATAACCTTCCGGCGCTCGCTTAAATCCAGCCCCTCTGTGCTGTACGGTGGAGGCGGCACATAGTTAACGCGGAAATTGTGCTCAGGGCTTACCCATTTGCCATTTACCTGCGAACCTCTGCCGAACTGATTCCACTGCTCAAGGAAATACTTGGCGCGCTCATCATATTTATCAGCCTCGCTGAAAACGGGGCGCATCGTGCATTGACAATGGTCATGCACCTTGGCCGGTCCGTCACCGATGAAAGCACGCCGCGTGCCCTTATCACTATTGGAGGACCACTTGACCTCACGAATTTTGCTATTCGATTGGCTAAAAGCGTCCATGCTGTAGAACACCGCACCCTGTGACGCCAAAATCGCACAGAAGTAGCACGGATTACTGTCAGTCTTACGCGCATACCCAATAGCCTTCTGCGCCTTAAGACGCTTAGGAGCTTGGGCTTTGATCTGCGAAAGAACCTGACTGCGACCGCCGTCAGTCGCCTTTGTCGAACCCACCCCGGAGGATGCTTTCTTACCGGCTTCCATTGCTTCCCGCTCCGGGATCGCACGGGCAACTTGCCGCTTGACCTCGACCGGACCGCGAACCCGCATCGCAGTTTGGATTTCCTGCGCCGGGAATGAATCAGCCACCTTAGTAAGTGGCTCTGCGTCTGGCTCTACCGAAAACTGGGCCTGCTGCACGAACTCAAACGCCGCGTCGCTGGACTCTTGCCAGCCTGCTTGAATTTGTAACGTGGTTGCGTGCAGCCAAGCCGGAGTTGACTTGTCCAGGTCGTCAAACTGAATGATCGGCCACAACAGGCTCAAACCTGAGTTGACCGATGCCCCGATTTCCTCTTGCTTCTCGGCGTGCTGATTAGCCCACCAAGCCGCCAACAGAGGAACCGGTATCAGAGGGGCGGCAGCGGCAGCGACTTTCTTACGCTTCTTTTCGTCGTCTTCGCTACCCGCCACCGCACCCCCTATTTAGTTTAGGCAGCCCTGCTAGCCGGGTCGTTGCCATTGACACCGCCCTGCTTCTTAGGCTGACGCTTACTCGTCGTCGGCGTTTTCTTCGCCGTAGGAGTCGCCGCAGGCGTGGCCTTAGCCACCGCGACCGCTTGAGCTTTCTGAGCTGCCTGGGCGAGCTTCGCCGCATCCGCAGCGTGTGCGGCCTGCTGGTCGATCTGCTCGGCCTGAACGTCGCCCTGAGCCTCAATGACCCGCTTCTGCGTATCGACCTCGATATCCGCCGCGAACTTGCCGCCCGGACCGTTAGCCGTCCACCACAGAAGCATCTGCGTCATGTCGTCGTCGTCGTTGTAGTGCTCGCGCATCTGCTCAACGTCGGACTTCGTAATGCCCGGAATCAGACCCCAGAGAAATTCCTTAGGCATCCCCAACATCGTCGCGGCCTTGCCGTAAGCGTCGACCGCCTGCGCCAGGGAACGAACCGAAGTGTCCTGCCAAGACACAGACGCCGTGAAGTCACGCGCGCCCGCATCATCGCCCTCAACGTGAGCCGCTAGACGCAAAAGCTGATTGTGAGCCGACCCGAAAGTAATCTGACGCTCGTACAGCTTCTGGATTGTGCTCTTAGTGGCCGCTGTAAGCGCGTCTCCCGAGAGATTCGCGAGCGCGCCATTAAGAACCCACACCGGCACCTGAGCGTTCGTAGCGAGGATTTCAACGTCCTGCGTATGCGCAGAGATAAACCCGTCAAGGCTCGTCTCCGGCAGAGTCCCAAACCGGGCCTGCTCGTTACCGTGCATCAAAATGTCATCGTGAGCCAAGATCAGCTTCGCGCGATTAACATCGTCCTCGCTCGCATCCTCAGTCAGGTCATCAATACCAGTAGCGGTCTTGACCTTCCAAGAGTTGTAATGCTGAGCAAGCAGCCGGTCATAGTCCGTCTTGTCGATCTTCGACGCCACAGGGACCAAATATTCGACCTCACCCATAGTGAAGCCGTCCAAGTCCATCTGATTCACATACCGAACGAACGGACAGACGCCCACGCCGTGGCGGACCTTCTTAATGTTCTGCTCGTTAGGGAAATTGCCCGGCGACGGCATCTTAAGCTCGTAAAAGAACTCATCTGTATACAGGCGCACCGTCTTGCCGTTATTAGCAAGCTCAAGCGCATACCGGGGATACTCGTCGTTGACCTGATCCTCATAAAGAGCCAGCAACCGGCGCGGCGACACACCGCGAATCTCAGCCTGATTAGAACCGTCCAACGCCTCACCAGGCAGCACGCGAGCATACGAATACCCGTACGTCAGCGCGGCGCGGTGAATGGCGATCTGCCGGGCCTGCATGTTGTTCGCATTCCACGTCTGCCACGGACCCCTTGAGTTCTCTTTAGAACCCTCAGCGCGGTAGCCGTCAACGAACAAAGCCTGCGTGAAGTGAGTAACCACCAGACCAAGCCACGGAGTCTTAGCGAGCTTAAGCAACGCCCGCTTCTCCCGGTTAGCATTTTGAATCAGATAGTCGGGCTGCTCACCCCGCGCCCAATTAGCGAGCTTGTCCAGCTTCTCGCGCCGACGAATGAACTCCGGCCAAAACTCGTTCTCTACGAGCTTACGAACGTCGCCATCCGCAATCTCGTCGGGAAGTTCCATCATATTTAAGCCATCCTGTACCGCTTCTTAGTCGTGAGAGTTTCCTCGGCGGACTCCAAAGTCAAAATTCGGTTCGCGTAAGAACACGCGACAATGCCAGTGATATCGACGTTCGTTCCTTTACGGAGCCAGCCCCAACCGCCATGCTCAATCTTTCCGATTGGGTACTTAGTAGCTCCGGACAAACCGCTAATGAGCGTTTCATCGTCAAGGTGGGTGAGCTTGCCGCCCACAACGTCGTCGTAGAACTTCGCCGTAGCCGCCGCAATCTCCTGCGGCGTTAACATGTGGACCTTGTAACCGATCTGCTCAAGCTCCGCATAGAAAGCGCCAGCCTGCGCCCCCGCCTGAATAGCGACAGCACGCGGAGGCGTAGCAGAGCTAATGAGCTTCTGCATCGTCGGGATAATCCAGTTAGTGCCCTTATCGGCAACCAGAACCTCGACATGAGACCGGCCATCCGCCCGCTTACCGGCCAGAGCAATAGATGCCCATGCACGATCCGGGGCCACGTCGACAGACGCAACAGTCCAGAGCACGTCCACGGACGGCTGCTCGCCGTTCGGCAGATCCTCTAGCTTGCATTCCTCCCACTTCTCGAATGGGATGACAGAGTTAACGCG